CAAGTCCATCAAGCGACATCGGCGGCTCATAGTATTTACCGTTACGCCAGCATTCCAGGTAATCGAATATCTGGCTATTGGATAGCACAGGCTCAGGATCGCCAAACGTAAAGGCTAGCGGTTGTTTTTCAGCGGTCATTAAGAAAACTCCATAAAGCTGCCGTTCTGCGAAGTCATACCTTCCAGCGGCTCGTTGTGAATTGCGTGCATAAGCGCCCACGCCAAATCGGCATGCCCGGTTTCATCGTTGCGCCCTGCTGTGTAAGTGAATTGCCTGCCACCCGCTGTTGTGGTTTTACGGATGGCCATCAATGACTGCGCAACGTCAGTCCAGCCGGCATCAAATTCCAGCCGGCCGTTTTTAATTACGTCGTACATTTTCAGGACTAAGCGCGTCTTGACTTCGACGTTGTAGCTAAATGTGGTCAGCGCTGGGAAAAATTGCCGCACCAGCTGCGCAACACCGGTACCCATGCCGGTGCTATCAATACCGATATAGCTAACCGTGTAGCGCTCAGTGATCTTCTTGATGAATGCCGCCTGCCCAGCAAAGTCCATGCCTTTAAACTGGTGCCGCTCAAGCACTCGGAATTTTCCGCCCGCTATTAAAGGCGGCGCTACTACAATCAAACCCGCGCTATCCCCTGTTTCTGCCGGATCGTAACCAACCCAAACAGTGCGATGGCCAAGCGGCCGCATGGCAAATGGTTTGTAGTCTTCTATCCATGCTTCCCAGCTATCAACCATGCACGGCTGCAGCATGGCCAGTGGGAAAATACTGGCACCATCATCGACAAACTCACACATAAGCAGGTTGGCAAAGGCTTCTGCGCTGTATTCAAACTTGAGCTCATCCATGTCGAACAGCTCACAACCGCCCGCTTCTGCATCCATGATAGTGACGATCTGCCGCCACATTTTGTCCTCACAAAGCCTGCCGCCCTGCAGTGCTGAGTGACTTACATCGATATTCAGATGATCAGCTTTCGCGCGACCGCGGTTATGACGGGTGCCGGTCCAGAACGCATAGGCTTCATGGGCCATACTCGATGGCGTACTAAAGTAGGTTTTGCGCCACTTCTTGTGCATCGACATACCAGATGCAACTTTATTCAGCTCGTTAAAGCCGTACACCCAGAAAAACTCATCAAAGTAGAAGTTGCCGTGGTAGCCCTGCGCCGTGCGTGCGTTAGTACCCAAAAAGTAAAGCATTGCGCCATTGCTTAAGGTGATTGGGTCACCGGTCAACTCAATACCGACCTCGTTAGCAAAGGCTTGGATATAGCTACGGAAAATATGCGACTGGCTTTTTGATGCAGATAAAAATATCTGATTGCGGCCCGTGGTCATCGCATCGAGCAACGCTTCTCTAGCAAAGTAGTAAGTCGCGCCGATCTGACGTGATTTAAGAATTACCCTAGTGCGCTGGTTGCCAGCGCGATACCAATCTTTTTGGTAATCAAAGCAGCCATCAAGGAATATCTCCTCAAGCTGCTCGATATGTTCTTCTGTGAACTCGTTGCGCTTTGGTGCCTTCTTTGGCTCGCTGTTGCGTGCGTTGATATTCGGGTTTAAATCGGCCTCAGTACCACCTGCAGTATATTTTTGTATGCGCGCGGTGCGCTCCAGCTGCCTGCCCAGTAGGTCAATTTCTTTAAAGTCAGAGCCGGTCTTTTTGTCCTTAATGACCAGCTGCACCATGCGCGCCTCGATCGAGCCGTTAATACGGTCAATTACTTCTGCGCGATCCCATTCGTCGCGGCTTTTCCAGCTGTGCACGGTCTTTTCTTTTTCTTCAAGAAAATCAGCAATGTCAGTGATACGCCAGCCCGTCCAATAAAGGAATCTGGCGTGCCGGCGGTTATCTAGGAGGCGGCTTTCGGTTTCTGTAGTCATACCGCTGATACTGACGCGCGCGCGAGACTTATTCTGTTACTTGTCTTTGTATTTCAACGGCTTACAGCTTAGGCGCGTTGTAGTAAGGCCTGTACCTGTCGATTATGAACACTCAGGACGGCCAAGGACGGCACTTACTCACACCGCAAACATTGCTACAGGTAGCCAAATGCCCAAATCAAAAACAAGTAAGTGGTTCCGCGTCGCGGTTGAAGGCGCAACCACGGACGGCCGTGAAATCCAGCGCAACTGGATTCAGGAAATGGCCGACCAGTACGACCCTAATACCTACGGTGCCCGCATCAACTGCGAACACATCAAAACCTTTATGCCTGCTGGTGACTTTGGCGCTTACGGCGATGTTCTCGCTGCTAAAGCCGAAGAAGTAGAAATCGATGGCAAAACCAAGTTGGCTCTATTTGTCCAGGTACAGCCAACCGAAGGCCTGATTGCACTTAACAAAGCACGCCAAAAGATTTACACCTCGATCGAAGTCATGCATGAGTTTGCCGACACAGGCAAAGCGTACTTGATGGGCCTTGCTATCACTGACAGCCCTGCCAGTTTGGGCACCGAAGCACTGTCCTTTAGCGCAAAACACGGCACGCTCAGCAATCGCAAATCAGTAGAAGGCTCACTATTCACTGCAGCCGAGTTGACTGCTTTCGATTTTGAAGAAGAGCAGCCCGGTGCTATTGCCGATCTAAAAGCCAAGTTCGCCGCACTGTTTAAGCGCGTTGAAAAAATCCAGAAAGACGGCCAGAGCGCTGATCTATCTGAAATGAGCGGCCAGATTGTCGGCGTGTTCAATCAGATACTGGACGGCCAAGAAGCCTACGGCGCTCAAGCGGAAAAACTCGCTGAGCAAATCACCGCGCTAAAGCAGCAGGTTGATACGTTGCAAGAAGCATTCTCAACCACTGACACCGAACCGAACCGCCCGCCTGTAGATGGTGGTGACGGCCAGATTCTTGCAGCCTACTAAAAAGGAATTAACCCATGCGTAAAGAAACACGTGCCGCGTTTAACGGCTACCTAAAACGCCAGGCCACTTTAAACAGTCTGACAGCTGAAGACGTCAGCACCAAATTCACTGTTGAACCAAGCGTTCAACAAAGCCTAGAAACCGCTATCCAAGAGTCCAGCGACTTCCTGAAAAAGATCAACATTATTCCCGTTGATGAAATGGAAGGCGAACCGCTATTACTTGGCGTATCTGGCACTATTGCTGGCCGTACTAATACCACTGCAGATCCGCGCGATCCTCGCGACGCTGGTGCGCTGCAAGGCGACTCATACCGCTGCGAGAAGACTAATTTTGACACCGCATTTCCATACGCGCGCCTCGATCAGTGGGCAAAGTTCAAAGACTTCCAAGCGCGCTTATCTGCCGCGATTGCTGAACGTCAAGCGCTTGACCGCATCATGATTGGTTTTAACGGTACATCAGTGGCAGCAACCACCAACCGTACAGCTAACCCGTTGCTGCAGGACGTAAACATTGGCTGGCTCGAAAAAGTGCGCACTAAAGCACCTGATCGCACCATTACCGAAGGTGAGCCAGCGTCTGGCAAGGTCACTATCGGCGCAACCGGCGATTACAAAACTTTGGACGGTCTTGTTTACGATGCAATCCAGTTACTGGATCCATGGCACCGTGGCCGCCCTGACCTCGTTGTAATTATCCCGCGCGGCCTGCTGCACTCACGCTTCTTAAGCGCAGTGGAAAAAAGCGGCACCAGTAACCAGGAAGACGTGGCGGCTGACGCGATCATGACCCGCACCCGAATTGGCGGCTTGCCGTTTGTTGATGCGCCGTTCTTCCCTGATGCCAAAGTTTTGATTACCACGCTCAGCAACCTATCAATCTACTGGCAGAACGAAAAACGCCGTCGCCACATCAAAGATGAGCCAGAGCGTGACCGCATCGCGGATTACCAAAGCTCAAACGAAGCTTATGTCATTGAAGACATGGGTCTGGTTGCCATGGTCGAGAATATCGAGGCCGTATAATGAAAAGACTCTCTCTAGCACAGCGACACCAGTTGCGCGCCAGAGCCGAGATGGAGGCTGCAGCCACACCTGCAGCCGATTCCATGGCGGGGGCAACAACTTACGAAATGCAGCTGATGCAGCTCAAACAGGATCAGCACCGGCTCAAGCAAATGCAAAGCATCGATGCGCGCAACATCCTTAAACCCAGTCTTTTACCAGCTTATGATGCCTACATTGATGGCGTATTGGCGGGCGGCAAAGGCGCTGCAGACGAAGTGCTGACAACCGTCATGCTGTGGCATTTTGACGTTGCCAGCTTCCCGCGCGGCCTTGAAATTGCGGCCTATGCCCTGCTGCACAACATGAGCATGCCTGATCGCTTCTCACGCACCACCGCAACACTAGTGGCCGAAGAAATCGCCAATGCCGCGCTGGATGCTTACAAGCAGGAACTGCCGTTTGATTACGGTGTTTTGGATGCCGCAAACAAGCTCACCTCAGACAAAGACATGCCCGACGAAGTGCGCGCAAAACTGCATTTTGCTTTGGCTAAAGCTAGCAATCCAAACGAAACAAGCACGCTAGAAGACCTAGAGCAATCAGCCGAACAGCTGCGCGAAGCAATTCGGCTGCATGACCGCGTTGGTGCAAAAAAGGACTTAGAGCGCGTAGAACGTTGGATTAAAAAACATGCTGTCAACGACGAAGCCAAGCGTGCCGAACAGCCTGCTGAGCAGGCCGACACTGCAAGCCAAGACGCTGACAGCTAACTGAGCGTCCCCCGCACCGCGGCGGCTCACTGCACGCAAGGTTTTTTTAAAGCCCTTAACTGCATTGATCACCGCCGCAACCCAGGAGAAATCATGAGCGGATTTGTAGCAACTGGAAGCAGCGCCCAGGCTATTAGTACAGCGCTCAAGAATGACGGGTTCTTCCCGGATTTTAACCTTGACTCTGTGCGTGCATCCTTACGCATTGATGGTTCAGTCACTGATGCGCGCCTTATGCCTGCTTGTGTCTCTGCTGTTATCGAGACCAATGCCGACCTTGCGCCGCTTAAAGAGAAATATCAGCAGTTCAGCAAGCTTGAGCTGGTGACGGCTGACCAGATCAATGACGAGTCGACATTGATCCACCTTTACCGGCGCGCCGTTTACTGCAACGTAGGTGCTGAGCTTGCAGAACGCTACCGATCCTATGACGCCACCGCTGCAGGCAATCAGCGTGCAGATGACTTAACCCCAAGCATTGACGAATACCGCCGCGACGCACGCTTTGCAATTCGCGACTTGCTCAAACTCGTGCGCGTAACTGTGGAGCTTATCTAATGGTGGTCAAGTCTTTGCAGGGCGACACAGTAGACCTGATTTGCTGGCGGTATTACGGCAGAACAGCAGGTGTGCTTGAGCAAGTGCTGGACTTCAATCGCGGCCTCGCCGATCTCGGGCCAGTGCTTCCGATGGGAACATTGATAAGGCTGCCACCGCAACCAGTCCAAGCCGGGACAAAGCGGATCGTGCAGCTATGGGATTAATTAAGGATGAAAAGAATGCCTGATAAACCAGACACCTGGGCATGGCTTGGCAGCGTAATCGAAAGCTACTGGCCTGCAATTTACACCGCCGCGTTAGCGTTTTTTATCGCTGCATTTCGCATCATCTACGAAGGCGGAAAATTGCGCCGCGTCCTGATTGAAGCGCCATTTCTTGGTTTGGCCGCACTGGTTTTCAGTCACGGCGTAGCACTGTTGGGTATTAATCAAGATGTCGCCCCATTTTTTGGCGGCATGGTTGGCTTTATCGGCGTAGAAAGCACTCGCGAACTAGGCATGCGGCTGATCAATAAAGGACTGAATGGCAATGACAAATCTTAAACAAGGTGACCGTTCACTGGCCGTACTCACGATGCAAAAGAAGCTCAACACCATCACCGGTGCCAAGCTCTACGTCGATGGCGACTACGGCCCAGTAACAGTACGCGCTGTACGCAATTACCAGCGTAGTGTTGACTTGGTTGCCGATGGCATTGCAGGTCGCAAAACGCTTGCAGCACTGAATAATGAAGACACCAGCCGCATGCTCAAACAAAGCGACATTGAGCGCGCTGCAGCATCGCTTGGCGTAGACGTTGCCGCTGTCATGGCCGTTAACTTAGTTGAGTCATCCGGCAGCGGTTTTGTTGATCACCGCCCCGCTATTCTGTATGAGCGCCACGTGTTCTACCGCCAAATGCTCAAGCACGGTACCAGTAAAGCCGATGCGAGTGAGCTGGTCAGTGCGCACCCGAACATCATCAACACCCACCGTGGTGGCTATCTTGGCGGCGTGCATGAGTATAAAAAACTGCAGCAAGCACAGCGCATCCACCATGATGCCGCGCTAGAGTCCTGCAGCTGGGGCGCATTCCAGATCATGGGATATCACTGGCCGCTGATGGGTTATGCCAGCGCGCAAGAATACGTCACAGAAATGCACCGCAACGAAGGCGCGCACCTGGAAGCATTAGTGCGCTTTATCAAAGCCGATAGCGGCCTACATAAAGCCCTTAAGTCGCGCCGATGGGCAGAGTTTGCCAAACGCTACAACGGCCCCGCCTTCGCGCAAAACCTCTATGACGTAAAGATGGCAGGCGCATACAAAGATTTTAAACAACTGCTCGATGAGGCTGCCGCTTGAGAACTTATTTGATTATCGCACTGCTTAGCTTAGCGCTGCTGCTGGCAGGTAATACCGCATTGCAAAAGTACGATGCGGTTAAGGTCGCCAACGCTAGGCTAAGCAAAGACTTAAAGGACTCGAAAGACGAAACCGAAGCGGCCAATGCAGCCCTACTTGATCTTGAAAAAGATTTAAAGTTTGAGCGCGAACTGCAAATTGAACTGCAACAAACCACCGCCACCATCACTAACCAGCTCGATCAGAGCAAAACTTTAATCATGAGGTTGAAGCGTGAAAACAAAGAACTATCAGATTGGGCTGCTGCTGACCTGCCTGTTGCTGTTAAGCGCCTGCGCCAAAGACCATACATCATCGGTGCCCGTGATTATCAAAACTGGCTGTCCAGCCGTGAGCGCCTGCACACTGAGCGCAACCAGCCCGCAGAGCAACGACAACCTGCTGACTGATACCGAAACGCTAGAAGCCGATTGGGCACGCTGCGCGGTAAAGGTTGATACAGTCATTAAATACAATGAGCAGATAAATAATGAACAAGCCCGGCAGCCTTAGAAGACACTTATTGGGCCACATCGGTGAGTTGCGCAACGATCCAGATCGCCTGATCACATTCATTGACAACGGAAAAATACGCTGCACTACAGCTGCTGGCCTGAGCTTTGAGTATAGCTACAACCTGCAGATGATCATCACCGACTTCGCTGGGCATCCCGACACCGTAATGATCCCCCTGCTCGGCTGGCTGCGTATCAATCAGCATGAGCTGCTGGCCAACCACGATACAAATAAAGAGGCCATCCAGTTCGATGCAGACATCATGGCCAACGATTTGGTTGATTTATCCATCACCCTACCGCTCACCGAGCGCGTAATTGTAAAAAAACTTGAGGACGGCACGCTAGACGTTACGCACCCAGATGAGCCGAACTTTACTTATGAGTGACCTACGTGCGCTAGAGGAATGGGCAGGCGCTCTGCTGGTTAAACTCGAACCAAAAGAGCGCCGCAAGGTAAACCAAACCATCGCCCGCGAATTGCGCCGCAGCCAGCAGCAGCGCATCAAGGCCCAGCGCAATCCAGACGGCACCAGCTACGCACCGCGCAAAAAAACACCACAGCGCACCAAGTCTGGCCGCATTAAACAAAAAGCCATGTTCCATAAGTTGGCTATGGCATCACGCCTCAAAATGAACAGCACCGCCGATGCCGTTGGCATTGCATTTATGGCACGTAACGCACGCATTGCACGTACTCACCAGTACGGCTTAAGCGAAAGCCCAGGCGGTAAAAGTCCGCGAATTAAATATGACAAACGTGAGCTGCTTGGCTTTACTGATAACGACCTTGCATTAATTCGTGATCGTTTAATCGATCACTTCTCATGAACAGATAGAGTAAAAGTATCCCTCTTTAGATTTTCTTTGGTTGCCATAAATGCGATATCCCTGAGTGAACCGATATGCATGACATGCGCCGCCTCGCTCTTGTCGTCAGTACGAGCTATGATTCTGAACTCTTTTTGATGGGAAAATTCAGATCTTTTACTGAACACAGGATTTTCTATATCACCATCATGGCTATTAAATTCATAATAACTAACTCGTTTTCCTGCTAAATTATTGTGTCCTTTTGATCTGCGAACCCTATCAATAAACTCTTTGGGCTGAACAATTACAACACATGTATCACCGAAATCTACTCGGTCAAATTCAAACAGATTGCTTGCTCGTATTTTTATTACACGGTCATAAGTGTTCCCAGCATCCATCTCTAATATAGAAAAGCAGTATACTTTGCAAAAATCGTACTCAGTGCTGCCAAACACCAATGGCCCAGCCAAATCTTCGGGTTTTATTTCAAAGCTAAAAGGGCCGCTTGAGACTTTTATGTTAGAAATACTGGAAGGTTGACGCAGCGTGCGAGTTGCTTCAAACGGATCGGCAATATTGTTTTCCTCAGTTTCTTCATACTTTTTAAAACAGAGCAGGCTGTTCATATAAATCTCGCCATTATTTAAAAAATTTACGGCGTGTTGCTCATCCTTAAAAAATCGTACTAAAAGACTAACTTTCATCATCCATCTCCGTTCTTGTAAATGCTCAATCCACAACTCTAACCATTAGCCCGCGCGCGCGATAGCCTGCACGATTGCTACATGAATACAGCAGACCTAGCCCGCCGGCTCGACAACATTGTCCGCTTTGGCGTTATCGAACAAACCGACTTCACGACTGACCCAGTTCAGCCGCGAGTTCGCGTGCGCACGGGCGATATTCTCACCGCATGGATACCCATCAGCGCGGCGCGAGCAAACGAAGACGCAGAGCATGATCCGGTACAAGTTGGCGAGCACGTTATTTTACTGGCGCCCAGTGGCGAGCTGGCTCAGGCCGTAGTCGTAGGCAAGCTGTTTTCAAATGACCACCCTAGCCCAGACTTAAGCCCAGACAACCACCGGCGCAAGTACCGCGACGGCGCCGTTATCGAATACAACAGCAAAACCCATCATCTTAATGTCGTGCTGCCAGCAGAAGGTACCGTAAACCTCACTGCGGATGGTGGCATCACGATAAATGGCGACACAACGATCAACGGCGAAACAACGTTTAACGGTGACACCACCCACGTTGGCGATCTAACTCAAACAGGAAGCCAAATAGTGAGTGGCGACGTGGTAGCTGGCGGCATCAGCCAGATCAACCACATGCACGACAAAACCCAGCCGGGGCTTGGCAGTACAGGTAAGCCGCAATGACTATGGACCGTCACAGCGGCGCAGTGATCAGTCGCAGTCAGCACCTGCGCCAAAGCATCAACGACATTCTGACTACACGCATCGGCACCCGCCTACACCGCCGTGATTACGGTTCATTTCTGCCTGATTTAGTTGATGCACCGGTCAACCCAGAAACTCAAATGCTGCTGATTGCCGCATCAGTTCATGCGCTCATGCGTAACGAGCCCCGTCTAATGCTCACTAATGTCCAAATGAGCGGTGTGACAGCAGCAGGTGTTGATCTGCTGATCGAGGGACGCGACCAGCAAGGCGACGACATTGAGCTGGATATTCCATTGAATTTAAGGGGCTCAGTATGAGTAAGAATTTCCAGCCCATCGATCTGAGCATGCTGCCCCCGCCGAGCGTGGTTGAAGTGCTTGATTATGAAACTATTTTAAATGAGCGCCGCACGGTTTTAATTGGCCTTTGGCCAACTGACGAGCAAGCAGAAATTGCCGAGCGCCTAATGCTGGATAGCGACCCGCTGCATAAGCTTCTGCAAGAAAATGTTTATCGTGAAACTGTATGGCGGCAGCGAGTGAATGAAGCCGCAGCTGCAACACTGCTTGCTCACTCGCACGGTAGCGACTTAGACAATGTAGCAGCTGGAACAAACACTAAACGCCTGACCATCACACCTGCAACAAAAGAGACGTCAGCCGTATTTGAAGACGATGAAGACCTGCGCATCCGTGCGCAAATGGCGTGGGAAGGCTTATCAACTGCCGGTCCTACTAACGCCTATATTTTTCACGCACTCAGCGCTGACGGCCGTGTAGTTGACGCCGAATGCGTCAGCCCATCGCCTGCCGTTGTTGATGTAATTATCCAGAGCCGAGAAGGCACAGGCATAGCAGACGCAGAGTTGATAGGTATTGTTCAGCGTTATTTAAGTGATGACGACCGCCGCCCAGTCGCCGACAGACTCACAGTTTTAAGCGCAGAAGTCATTGAGTACAGCATTACCGCGCAGCTGCACTTGAGCAGCGTCGGCGCAGAGCAAGAGCCTATCTTACAGTCAGCACGCGCTGCCCTTGAGCGCTTTGCCCATCAAAAGCGCCGCCTTGCGGTTGAAATCAGCACGTCAGCAATTTATGCCGCACTGCATGTAGAAGGCGTAGCCAAGGTTGTTTTAGTCGGTTGGACCGATATAGCCCCAACCAAATACCAAAGCACCTACTGCACTGGCATCACCCTTGAGGTGATCCAGTGACGCTGCTGCCCAGTAATGCCACCCAGCTTGAGCGCTTGGCCGCCGAAGGTTTGGCCGAAATTCAGCGGGTACCGATCAGAATTAGAGAGCTGCATGACCCGTATAAATGCGGTGAAGACCTACTGCCCTACTTAGCCTGGGCACGATCCGTTGATCGCTGGGATGAAAGCTGGGCCGTAGAGGTAAAGCGCAGCGTTATTGCAAACAGTTACTACGTGCACGCCCACAAAGGCACCATCGGTGCTCTACGCCGCGTGGTGGAGCCACTCGGTTACATCATCCGCGTAACCGAATGGTTTAAAGAAAGCCCAGCAGCAGAACCAGGCACGTTCAAACTTGATATTGGCGTATTGGAAAGCGGCATCACGGATGAAATGTACAGCGCTATGAGCCTGTTCATAGATGACGCCAAGCCAGCCAGTCGGCATTTATCAGGCTTGGCCATCAACCTTGAAAGCAAAGGAAAAATATTCTTAGCGGCAGGTCTTCTTGAGGGCGAAATTCTAACAGTGTACCCATGGCTTCCAGAAACCATTGAAGTCGCCAGCGTCATGTATGGCGGCGCAACAATCCACACAATTGACACAATGAGCGTAAACCCATGACTCAAAAATACTTTGTAATGATCACGAATTATGGCGAGGGCCAGCTCGCTAACGCTGCAGCGTTAGGCATTCCGCTAGAACTTAAACACATGGCTGTTGGTGACGCAAACGGCACTGAGCCACTTCCGACTCGAGCACAAACCGCACTCATTAATGAAACATATCGTGCTCAAATTAACAGCCTGAGCGTAGACGAAAACAACCCAAGCCAAATCATTGCAGAAGTCGTCATTCCAGAAACTATTGGCGGCTGGTTTATCCGTGAAATAGGCCTATACGATACCGCTGGCTACTTATTTGCCGTTGCCAACTGCCCGCCGAGCTATAAGCCGCAAATGAGCGAAGGCAGCGGCCGTACGCAAGTAATACGGCTGGTGCTTGTTGTATCCAGTACGGACAACATCACGCTGAAGATTGACCCAGCAGTTGTGGTTGCCACTCGCGGCTATGTGGACAACCTGACTGTGCGCGCCAGTAAAGAAGAAGCCGAGCAAGGTGAAAACAACCAGAAGATAATGACCCCTCTGCGCTTTTTACAAGCCTTACGTGCCACAGCTGCAAATGCGAGTGAGACATTGCGTGGCGCTATTCGTGTCGGAACGCAAGAAGAAGTGAATGCAGGTGCACGAAACGATGTAGCGGTAACACCGAAAGCTTTAAGTCAATCTCTAGCGAGCATCCTGCAGCCAGAGATTGCAGGTCTTTTCTCGTGTGATGGTGACATCGACAACACCATTACAATGGCAGGGCTCGTATCTGCGCTAGCACTCGAAAATGGTGATGTGATCCAACTTAGTGGAGAAGTAGGCGGAGCTCACAATGGTCAGTTTTTTACAGTTGAGTCAATCCTTAGTGATGACAAGATCGAGGTTAACTCAGAGCACGCTGGAAACCGAAGTAACGGCCCATTACGACTGGCTGTGACTACAAATAAGCCGAATATTAAAATCAAGCGTATTGCAAAGTGGCATAAAGCTCCAGCCGGGCTTGGACAGGCTTGGGTTAATACAGTTAGCCGTAGGTTACTTAACACTACATATACCAATTTACACCGCCGACCTATGCAGGTCAGTATCACAGTCACAAACGCCAGTGCCAGCGCTGGAGGAAGTCTAAATTTTTTAGTGGATGGCGTTTTAGTTACTGGAGACAGTTCAGCATCTCACTCGTGGACTGATAATCTTTATGCATTTATACCGTCAGAAGTACAGTATCGTGTACAGACAACAGGAATTCAACAATCATATATTAAATGGGCAGAATTGCGTTGAGGGTTAAACAATGAGGTATTACAAACGAAATAACGAAGTATTTGCATACGAAACAATTGAGGAGCGCAGTAAATGGGGTGCTTCAGATCTGATTGAAATGACAATTGAAGAAGTTCATGCTCATATCAACCCTCCAGTATCCAAAGTGGTTCCAGTCCAGGTTTCGCGAGCACAAGGCAAAGCAGCTCTAATACAAAAAGGAATCTGGCAAGACGTGTTGGCTTATGCTCAGAGTATTACTGATGTCACTGAGCGCGCCTTAGCCGAGGTTGCTTTGAGCGACACAACACACTGGCAGCGCAGCAGCCCGTTTCTGAAATCAGCAGCTGAAGCGCTGCGTTTGAGTGACGAGCAGGTAGATGAGATTTTCATCGAGGCTTCACAAATACAGCTTTAGTTTTTAAACATTTGGCACAGTTAAAAATATTTATCTGTGCCAAATATCGCGCAGCACCTCACGTAACTACTCGTTTCCTAGCTTGACATCAAGTATTTTGTTTAAGTGCTCTGTAAGTAGAGGTAATACTTTCATTGAGCCTGAGACGCTGAGATGATCGTCATCAAAGTATAAGAACTTCCCATTCGCAGTCCATGGGCAGACTTCGGTACCACACAGAACTTTATCCATGTTTAGTATGCTGACGTTTGGAAAGCGAGCAGCTGCCGACTCCAAAACCTTATTTACTTCAGATTGATTTCGGTGATGTTCTTCGAGAGAAACTGCATTTGCATTGAAAGTGCTGTCAGTCAGGTTTTCAGAAAAACGCACAATCCCCGATGGTAGTTTTACGGACTGCTGGGGGTTGTCTTGAACTAAGACAACAGGAATCTTGTTCGATTGAAAGTAGTAAAGGATTGCTTCTAAACCATGCTCGAGAGCAGGCTTACCTGAGACTTGCGCTTGATCGCTGGTAACAGCAGGTAAGTTGGCGATTCGAATAGGCTGTATTTCGCTAGGTTTTGTGGTGCCTCCAATATAGTACGTCCAGCGTGCGATCATGATTGCTGCTGCAGCACCTTCCGATTTTGCCAACTCAGCGATCTTATGATTTAGTGTCTTGCATGCAGGACCGGCAAGTCGCTCAGGCTGTGTTTCCAGCAAAGGTGGGCAGCCAGACAAGCCTGTAAATACTATGCGTATCTTGGCTTTCTTACCATAATTATCCAGGGCAGGTATCATGCTTAAAGCATGGCTGTCACCAAAGGCTATTATCCAGCTATTTGCATCTTTGTCTCCCAAAGTACATGACCAGAGCTCAGGGAGTACAGCATCTGTTGTGAAGTCAAAACAGTTTGGAGCATGTGGGGTTCTGGAAATCGAGGCTAGATAGCGTTCTGCATTCTTTGGAATAAATGAAAGTGGACGTTCCGGTATCCCGTTGGATAAGTAAATGCTGAAACCAGTCGAGCCTATAGCAATCATTAAGGTAACCAGTATTACTGTTGTTTTCCCATTTTCCCGCTTGCGGATGGGTTGCTCTATCCAGCGGTATGTAAGCCATGCAAGTATGAATGAACAGACGAAAGCAACTATTTTATATTTGCGCAGCTGTGAGCTGTCAACGCTATCGCCAAGAGCTATTATAAGAAATGAAAGTAGCGTCCAGTGCCAAATGTATAACGGGTAGCTGATTAGACCCACCCAGATAGCAGGACGCCAGCTTAGGAGGTTCTGGTTAATAAAGGTATGTGGCCCAGAGCTTATGATTAAGGCTGCTCCGAGCACGGGAATTATGCCCCAGAAGCCAGGAAAACCTTCTGGGCGGATGACGACTAAGCTTGCAATAATCAACGCTAAGCCGAGTACTGATTGAGCGGTGGCAAACCGCTTTAGCCAAGGCAAGTTTTGACGTTGAGCGATTGCTAACCACGCTCCAATCATGAGTTCCCATGCCCGGCCAAATGGTAGATAGAAAATATCCATATGTCGCTGCTGATGTATGCCCCAAGCATTCAAGGCAAAGGAGCAGCCAGCTATTACTGTGATTGCCGCCAAGACTGGCCAACGATTGTGCATGACTAACCACAACAGCAGAGGCCAGACGATATAAAACTGCTCCTCTACTGCTAAACTCCAAAGCTGCAATAAGGGCTTTGTTATTGCATCGCTGTCGAAATACCCTGCTTCGCTCCATAGTAAAAAATTTTGGGCGAACATGGCGCTGGCTGTGACATGTTTACCCAGTGCTTCGTATTCATAGCTGAACATGATCAGCCAGCCAACAACTAGACTGAATACTAAAATCATTAGTAATGCTGGAAATACTCTACGGATTCGACGCTGATAAAAATCGAGCAGGCTAAATGATTTGGTTTCAAACTGTCTCGCAATAATTCCTGTGATGAGATAACCGCTTATGACAAAAAATATGTCAACGCCAATAAAACCACCAGGTAGCATCTTTGGTGCGTAGTGATAAATCACGACAGCTAGAACTGCTATCGCACGCAAACCATCTATGTCTGGGCGATACTTAACGTGTTTCTTTGTTGTATTTATTGCTACGTGAGCTGTCGTGAATGCTGTCATTGATTGCAGTAGCCTGGGGGATAGTTGAGGGTTCTTGTTCAGCGACAAAAATAAGGTCAGCATTCTATCTATTCTAATGACGATAGTGAAGGTTGATAGCCGTTCTTGGGCCTTTGTAGTCTGTACTCCTACAGCCTCTGTTGCCCAAACCCGCCATCTACCCTGTAGCGCCTCACATTACAGGTTCCGCTGTTTGCGCCTCTTGCGCGCGCAAGTCACTCTTAACGCTCACTGAGCTTGCACATAACAATCAGGAGCTGCCCAATGGCAACTAATTACCATCATGGCGTTCGCGTCATCGAGATCAACGAAGGCACGCGCCCGATCCGCACCGTTTCAACCGCCGTTATCGGCACAGTCTGCACCGCTAACGATGCAGACGAAGTATTTTTCCCGCTAAACATGCCGGTACTTATTACTAACGTGCAAGCAGCCGTCGGTAAAGCTGGCACAAAAGGCACTCTCGGCCGCACGCTGCAAGCCATTGCAGACCATACCAACACCTTTGTTGTGGTTGTCCGTGTCGCGCAAAGTCTTAATGAAGATGAGGCCGCGGCCGAAGCTGAAACAACCGCAAACATCGTCGGCACCGTAACACCGGAAGGCACAGCAACCGGCATTAAAGCCCTGCTCACCGCTAAATCAGCGCTGGGTGTTACGCCACGCATTCTTGGCGTGCCTGCGCTCGATAGCCAGCCAGTCGCAACCGCGCTTACTGCTGCAGCTAAAAAGCTGCGCGCCTTTGCCTATGTTTCCGCGCATGGTTGTGCAACCAAAGAAGATGCTGTTGCTTACCGCGACAACTTTGGCGCACGTGAAGTGATGGTCATCTGGCCGGACTTTGTCAGCTTCAACGTAGTCAGCCTGCAGCAAGACTCAGCCTACGTGATTGCCCGAGCACTGGGTTTGCGCGCCAAGCTGGACAAAGAGATTGGTTGGCACAAGACCATCTCAAACATGCCAGTGAGCGGCGTAGAAGGCATTGATAAACCTGTGTTCTGGGATCTGCAAGACCCGTCCACTGATGCAGGTTATTTGAACGAAAACGAAGTAACGACGCTAATCCGTGAGGGTGGTTTTCGTTTCTGGGGCTCACGCACCTGCTCAGATGAGCCGCTGTTTGCATTTGAAAGCTACACCCGTACCGCTCAAGTGCTAGCTGACACCATCGCAGAAGCACACCTGTGGGCCATTGATAAGCCAATGCACCCAAGCTTGGTACGCGACATCATCGAAGGCATCAACGCCAAATTCCGCGAGCTTAAAGCCCTTGGCCTAATCATCGACGCGCAAGCCTGGTTCGATGAGGAAGCCAACAGCAAAGAAACCCTCAAAGACGGCAAACTGTACATCGACTACGACTACACACCAGTGCCGCCGCTTGAAAACCTCACGCTACGCCAGCGCATTACTGACCGTTACCTGGTTGACTTTGCTGCACGGATCACAGGCTAAGGAGCTAAATCATGGCATTGCCTCGTAAACTGAAACACATGAACCTTTTTAACGAAGGTGCAAGCTACATGGGGGTGGCGTCCAGCGTGACGCTGCCAAAACTAAGCCGCAAGCTGGAGGCTTGGCGCGGCGCCGGTATGGACGGCCCAGCCAAGGTTGATCTAGGCATGGGTGATGATGGCGTTCAGCTGGAGTTCGCCCTTGGCGGCATTGATCTGGAAGTGCTGAAACAGTTCGGCGCCGTGTCTGCCAACGGCATTGGCCTGCGCTTTGCTGGCTCATACCAGCAAGACGATACAGGCGAAACCATTGCCGTCGAAGTCGTGGTGCGTGGTCGTCACGAAGAGATCGACATGGGCGAAGCCAAGCCTGGTGAAGATACGGAACACAAGATCGTCACCGCTTGCACCTACTACAAGCTGACTGTGGACGGCCAAGAGATCATTGAGATCGATACGCTGGGCATGGTCTACAAAGTAGACGGTAAAGATATGCTCGAAGCGCACCGTAAAAACATCGGTCTGTAAGCTACGCAACCTATCCAGCTGTCAAGCAATCCTTGTCAGCTGGACTGTTCGAACTCAAAACACTCAAGCAATCACCGCCCGCCTTTTGTAACCCCCTACCCTACAAGCTCACGCGATAGCCTCACGCGCGCGCGGGTGTGATCCTGACCGGACACTAACCGAGGGACGCACATTATGAGTACCGCAGCAAAAAACCAAAACCTAATTGATAACCCGCAAGCCGTTGCCGAGCCAGTCGCCCATGCGCCCGAAGCACAGCAAGAAAAGCCCGACAATCCAAACCTCAAAATCATCAATCTGGACGAGCCTATCAAGCGCGGCAATACCGTTATTGAAAGCATTGATATTCGCAAGCCTAGCGCCGGTGAGTTACGCGGCGTGTCACTGATGGACGTTGCGCAGATGGACGTATTAGCGCTGCGCAAGGTATTGCCGCGCATTACCAGCCCAAGCCTCACAGACGCTGAAATCGGCAACTTGTCGCTGTCGGACATTATGCAATGCGGGGTTATCGTTGCTGGTTTTTTGCTGACGAAGCAACAGAAAGCGGAGTCGGGCTACCTCGATGCGTAGAAGACGCGATTGCTGATCTAGCAATCGTATTTCACTGGACGCCAGCGGACTGCGACCCGCTGAGCGTCGCGGAATTGATGCAATGGCGCGAGCGCGCACGGCAAAGGATGGAAAGCGATGTCACGTAATCTGCAGCTGCAAGTCGTATTGTCCGCGCTGGACAAAGCAACGGCACCCATAAAAGGGATTATGAAGTCATCGGCCGGGCTCGGCGCGCAGCTCAAACAGACACGTGACCAGCTCAAAGGCCTGCAGTCTCAGCAGTCTAATATACAAAGCTTCAAAGCGCTCAAAGCAGCCAGCGAGCAATCTAAGCAGGCTATGTCTGAGCAGCAGCAAAAGGTCAAAGAGCTAGCTGCTGGTATGCGCCAAGCAGAAGTGCCTACCAAGGCCATGACCAAAGAGTTTCAAGCGGCAACACGTGAAGCGCACCGCTTAAAACAAAACCACGGTGCCAACACCCAGCAACTGCAAACTATGCGCGGCCGGCTCAATGAGGCGGGCATAAGCACTCGCAATCTAAGCGAGGCTGAGCGTGGTTTGCGCGGCCGTATCAGTGAGACAAACAAAAGTCTGACTGACCAACAGAACAGGCTTAAGCGCGTAACAGACCAGCAAAAACGACTCTCAGCGGCAAAAGCGCAATATGAGCGCACCACTCAACTAGCATCCAACATGACCACTGCAGGTGCTGGAGCGCTGGCGACTGGTGGCGCTGCGCTATATGGTGGTGCGCGGCTCATGCAAACTGGTATGGAGTTTGATACTAGTATGAGCAAGGTTCAGTCTCTTGCGCGGCTTGAGATCGACAGCGAGCAAATGCAAGCGCTACGTGAGCAGGCGCGCAAGCTTGGCGCAGAGACAATGTTCTCAGCCACCGAAGCAGCTCAGGGCCAAGGCTTTTTAGCAATGGCAGGCTTTACCCCGCAAGCGATTCTTGATGCTATGCCCGGCTTGCTAGACATGGCCAAGGCAGGCGATATGGACCTGGCTCGCACCGCTGACATTTCATCAAATATCTTAACCGGTATGAATTTGCAGGCCAGCGACATGGCGCGCGTGGGCGATATTCTGGTTGGCACATTCACACGGTCAAATACCAGCTTAGAGATGCTGGGCGAAACAATGAAATATGTCGCGCCGGTCGCCGCTAGTGTCGGTCAAGACATTGAGACGGTCGCTGCGATGGCTGGCAAACTAGGTGATGCAGGTATTCAGGGCGGCATGGGCGGTACTGCTTTACGCAGCATTCTCAACCGGCTCAGCTCGCCACCAAAAGCCGCTGCAAAAGCTTTAGACGCGCTAGGCATCAGCGCCAAAGACGCTCAAGGCAATATGCGCAACATGCCCGAGATCCTTACTGAGATTTACGAAAAAACTAAAAACATGGGCACAGCCGACCGCGCTGGAGCACTAAAAGCCATTGCAGGTGCAGAAGCTGGCAGCGCTATGTCGGTTTTAGTGCAACAGGCAGGATCGGGCGACCTACAAAAGTTTATTAAAACTCTACGCGACGCAGAAGGCGAAGCAGCAGAAACTGCGCGCAAAATGGCCGACAACTTAACTGGCGATTTAGATGAGTTTTTCTCAGCGTTTGATGATGTAAAGATCGAAGTATTTGAAGGGCAAAACACTGCGCTCAGAGACCTTGCCGCCTCAGCAACTCAAGCCATGTCAGCATTTGGTGCATGGGCAAAAGAAAACCCAGAATTGCTCGGCACGCTAATCAAAGGCATTGCAGTGATTGCAGCGCTGATCGCAATCGGTGGTGCGCTCATGGTAACCATCGGCAGCGTATTGGGGCCACTGGCCATGATGAAGTACGGCCTCACGGTGCTGGGCATCAAGGGCGGTATGATCATTCCAATTATTAAAGGTGTCGGTAGCGCCATGTTGTTTGTCGGCAAAGCGTTACTGGCCAACCCAATCTTTTTAGCTATCGCGTTGCTTGCCGGTGCTGCCTACCTCATCTACCAAAACTGGGAACCAATCAAAGAGTTTTTTATAAACCTATGGAGTGGAGTCAGCACCTACCTATTAGGCGTATGGGAAGAAATAAAAGGCGGATTTGGCGGCGGCATTGGTGGCGTAACTACCCTGCTGGTGAACTGGTCGCCACTCGGAATCTTCTACAAAATATTCGCAGGCGTGCTGAGTTATTTCGGTGTCGACTTACCAGGTAAATTCACCGAGTTCGGCAGCATGATTATTGACGGCCTAATCGGTGGCATTAAAGCCAAATTCGGTGCTCTAAAGGATTCCATTGTTGGCATGGGCGAAAGCGTTGGCGGCTGGTTTAAAGACAAGCTTGGCATCCGCAGCCCGTCACGTGTCTTTATGCAATTTGGTGGCGACACTGCAGAAGGCTTGGCGCTGGGCATCGCGGCCAATAAAAACAGCCCGCTCAAGCAAGTGGCAGGCATGGCCAAGCAAGTTGCTGCAGCGGGCGCGTTAACGCTGGCATCCGGTATGAGCTTTGCCAGTGATATTCAGTTTGATACTCGTGCGCCGATCGCTAGCCCGTCAGCAGCAGCGCAAAACGTTGGTGGCAACACAATTCACTATCATATAAGCGTTAGCGGGACGAGTGACCCTAAGGCGCTAGCAGATGAAGTCTTAAGGCAGATCGAGGCCTATGATCGCCAAAAGCAAGTCCGCACACGCTCACGACTCGGAGATCTAGACTGATGATGATGTCTTTAGGCATGTTCGTATTTGGCATGCATACTCTCGCCTATCAAGAACTGCAGCGCGATACCGCATGGCGGCATGCCAGTACCAGCCGCGTCGGCACAAATCCAGCACGGCAATTTGTTGGGCGTGGTGACGACACAATCACCCTGCCCGGCGTTCTCGTTTCTGGCCTCACTGGCACCCAAGCCAGCCTAGATGTTTTGCGATACATGGCCGACACCGGGAAGGCATGGCCGCTGATTGAGGGCACTGGTCGCATTTACGGTATCTGGGTAATCGAAAGCATTAAAGAGGGTCGAACCTACTTCTTTAAAGACGGTGCCGCGCGCCGTATTGAGTTCACGATTAACCTGCAGCGTATTGATGATGGCCAGATCGATAAACTTGGCAGCATCACTAACGCCGTTGGCAACCTATTAAGGCGCTTATTTTGAATTTTATCGACAAGGCAGTCAGCGCTGCAGGCGATGCACTCGACAAGTACAAGCGCGACAGCCAGTACCCGCAGCCGCTGTGCCAGTTAATAGTGGACGGCAAAGACATCACTCACGCTATCGAAAAGCGCCTGATTAGTATCAACCTGACCGACAACCGCGGCATGGAAGCTGACGCGCTCGATATCAGTCTCAGCGATCACGACGGCGCGCTGGCCATCCCGCCGCGCGGGGCTAGAATTGATCTGTGGTTAGGCTGGACAACCAGCGGCCTCGTTTACAAAGGCAGCTATACGGTAGATGAAACAGAGCACAGCGGCGCACCTGATGTGCTGAGTATCCGCGCCCGCAGTGCTGATCTACGTGAAACCCTGAAAAGCAAGCGGGAACAAACATGGAAAGACGCGTCGCTACGTGAAATCTTGAGCACTATTGCCCTGCGAAGCCAGTTAGATTTAAAAATAGAGCCCTCTTTAGCAGGGCAAATGATCGCGCACATGGATCAAGCCAACGAAAGCGACGCCAATATCATCACGCGCCTGGCTGAGCAGTTCGACGCTGTGATTGGTGTAAAAGCCGGCTGTTTAATTTGCGGCACCACCGGCGCAGGCAAAACCAGCAGCGGCCTAAACTTACCGCATATCACGCTGACCCGAGAGGAAGGTGACGGTCACCGCTTCTTGCAGGCTGATCGCAACAGTTACAGCGGCGTAAAGGCCTATTACTACGAGCCCAACAGCGCAGTCAAAAAAGAAGCCATTGCCGGTGGCGGTGACAACCTAAAAGAGTTACGGCACACCTATGCAGACCAACAAAGCGCCTTGCGCGCCGCACGGTCAGAGCTAACTCGACTGCTACGCGGCACCGCAACACTAAGCTACCAGCTGGCCCATGGCAGGCCGGACTTAATACCCGAACTGACATATTCGCTAATCGGCGTTAAAGATGAGATCGACGCAATTACCTGGCTGGGCAGTAAGGTCTCGCATGCCTACTCATCAAGCGGCTACACCACCAGCCTAGAGCTTGAAAGCCAACTGCCTGAACTGGACGACGTTACGGATCTGGCCGACTTGGCCAACGATTACACCGGCGTAGTCGCGTACTACAAAGACAAAAACGGCAAGCAGCAGAAGATGGAAAAAGGCGACCAGACTAAGCCGAAGCGCTTGGCGCATTTGTATGCGAACAAAGCGTCGGCTAAAAAGGCTGTTGATAGGGAGTTCGCGAAACAGCAGCGCTCTTAAAAAGCAAGCCGACCGCCTTCTAATATTAGAGACTTCTCGATGTACTTAGAAAAAATCTCTCTAATTGCAGAATAGCTTGTCTTCTTAACTTTACACTCTGCTGCATTTTTAATTAAATTCTTTTTATCAGTTGCCGCTTCCATTAATTCGGCCAGCTTGTTTACATTTATTTTAATATAATAGATTTTCTTGCTGTTTTTCCCGACTTCAGCAAACAAAGCACGATCAAGGACTGATATCTTAGTCTTTTTTTCACTTTCATTCATATAACGGAAGCTGATCTCTATCGTGTCTTCACTTTGCTCTAACAGAAAGTGAGTGGGCACATCTGATGGAGAGAGCATGGAATATGTCCTAGCGCCTTTTTGGTTTGCATAATGCTCACGAAGAAGGTTGACCTCTTTGTATTCTATGTTATGCCAAATATTGCTTGTCATAGCCTTACCTCTAATATCTTTTGAATAGCGGCCACGGTTATCTTGAAGTTATCAATTGAGTCCTGTGATACACCGTCAGGCCTCCTACTGTCAAGAACCAGCACGCCCCAAGCAGCACCATTTACCTCGACTGGGATCGCTGCAATCGCGCGAGGCATGGACCGACTGGCATCCTTGTAACGCTCGATGACATCCACTGTAGATTTGGTTTTTATTGCATACTCTTTAACATTGCCGTCCGCAGTGTCCGGCAGGTGATCAACAACTGCAGCGCAGCCGGTAGACCAGACGTGTGAAGCCCACCCGTTAGTTTTATCGCTTTCATCGTAGACCGGGAAAACTACATTGGTGCTTTGTGATAGCTTCCCAGACCTAAGAAAAAAAACCAAGCATGATCTAGGCCAAAGACGTTGTAATCTAGCTAAAAAACCGGCTCTACCTGTCCAGTGACTATTTCTAAGCTGAACATATCTATTTTTAAACTGAAATAAAGTAACTCTATGATGATCTTCTGGATCGCCTGGCTGAATATTAAATGCCTTATCTCTATATTGATTTAAAATAAACTTAATAAGCTCTTTTTGTTTTGGATTGCCATACTTGTTTTTTAACCAGCGAGCTAGCTCAAAGCCAACCCATACAGTGATAATAATAAATATAATTGATGGGCTGTTAAATGACTTTTCGTATATTGCTGTCCTTACTGGATGCAAGTCAGCATATTTAGGGTTGGTATTTGTAATGCTGTAGTTACTAAGCACCCCAGATAATGATAAATAAAGAGGAGCAGCTATTCTTAAGAATGCAGAAGCTTTTGAAATCATCGCTTATAACTCTTCTTGCCGCCCGATGTAATGCAATACACTCCACCACGAGGTCCAGTGCAGTAGCTTCCTGAGCTACAGGAGCAACTACCTTCGGAGCTGGCTTTAGGCGCGCTATATGCACGGTTAACCGTATTACTATTTTGGCCGCTATGCACCGCTGAGCAATTACGCTTAGAAGCACTGGTTGATCCGTCGTTACAAATAAATGTAGCGCCGTTGCAATGGCTGACCCCACCCTTGCTTCCAGAGCATGGATAGTTAGCGGCGCTCACACTCAATGAAAGAAGACTCGCCAGTAAGCCGGATAATAGTAATTTATACATATGAGTTCTTATTAGTTTTTTAACCAGCCAGTCATCGCCATTAGCATAACCGCAGTATCGGTAACTTTTTGGTTAGCAAACATGGCTTTGTTTTTTTGAGCATCTGGATCTGGAGCGAAAGCATCATCCAGCTCCTTAACGATAGCAGCCGCCATAGGCTTAATATCATCTACGCTTTTAATTTGACTTGATAAGGCCGGTACTAGCTTTCCAGCCTTATGGACAGCTGCAACTAAATCGCCAGCGGTTGCTAGTTTGTTTGCGTATGTCGATTTCTGCCACTCCAGAGCGCTCGCTTGATGCAAAGTACCGCCTTCGTACCACTCTTTAGCGCTTGCGCTCTGGCTAAAGATCGTCATCACAAGCATCAATAAAGCAGCCATCTGCTGCATATACTTTATTTGCACTACTGCACTCCTTTGCTGCCTTGCAGCGTTATTTAGCACTTAATTATTAAGCACTTTCATTATTTGTTTTTACCGATTGCGCAAGCGCAGAGGTCATGCGCTGCATAGCTGCTTTGTCCTCCTCTGCCAAAGCGCGGTAGTTTTCTAGCATGCAAGCCTCTCGCGCGCTAAGCGGCTGCGCAGATGGTGCACGCTGCCCTGTCAGTACATAAAAAATATCAAAGCCAATCTCAGTTAAAGCGCCAAGTTTATCGCTGGGAATCGGAATTGATTTCTCCCACCGAGTGACTGTTTTCAAAGAAACATCAAGCGCGTCAGCAATTTCTTGCTGAGTCAGCTTTGATGCTTCCCTTTCTGCCTTTAGCCGCAAGCAGACAGAAATGTCTTTTTCCTGTTGACTGATAGTCATATATGTCTTACATTCTCTTACACACGAAGGGTAAAGAGACATATTTGTCTCTTTGGTATTCTTGTACTGTTCCAAAGTCTTACACACTGAAAGAGATATTAAGCCATGCATAAACCTAACGCCAGCGCGGCCAGTCTGCCGTCTTCATATTCGCCGCTTGGATGCAATAAGCCGGTGATGACCCACTTAACAGCTGAGGAGAATATCCAGCTCAGAAAGCTTGCAGAAAGCGACCTGCGCTCAGTCTCTGCAACGGTGCGCATGTTTATCGTTGAAGGGCTAGAGCGGCGCTCAAACCGAACGGAGTAAGCCATGTATCCAGATCCTCGCAGAGTCAAAGACAACCGGGTGATCGTTCGCCTTGATGATTATGAGCACAGCCTTTTAGTAGCGCTGGCCAATTACAGAGGGGTGCCACTGGCCACCCTGCTACGTGAAATTGTTATGAGTGAGGCGTGCGAGATCCTCGATCAGCAACCACAGACTCACACACAAACAACCGACTAACCAGACGACAAAGAGCAGCTCAAAAATGGCTAAAGATGAACAGCTTACGCTGACCAAACAAGAGCAAGAAAAACTAGAAGCGATCCGCGTTGAGATGGGATTCAGCAGCATAGAAGAAGCTGCGCAATATTTGATGAGACAGGCGCTCAGCAAAGCCACCGTGCGAATGGTGCGCAAAGCAGGCAAAGCAACCCTTTTTCATGCTCTAAACAGAAAGGGGCGCAGTTGATATGAGTACATACAAGCTTGTTTGCCCGCACTGCCACAGCAAGATGCGTATCCGTACCAGCGAGGGCCAGCACATCTTTATGCGAGTGGCCTACCTGCAATGCGTAAACGAAGCCTGCAGTTGGAGTGCGCGCGCAGAGTTTGTAATCACACACGAAATGGCACCCAGCGGCATGCCAAACCCAAGCGTTTTATTACCGGTGGCTGATTCAGTGTTACGGCGCACGGCAATGCGCAGTGATGACGACACCCAAGACGACTTATTCGATGAACTAACCCAAGAGCAAGAGGCATAAAACATGACAACTAAAACCAATCTGCAGATAGCCATCCAGTTCGCCCGTCGCCGCATAAGCGAAGGCCTGAGCTTTGATGATGTCAACGAGCGCACTTCACGCTTTTTATACCAGGAGTTGCGCTTACCGCTGATCGAGGCGCAAGTCACAGCATTGCGTGCAGCTGCACTTGTGGATGCAGAGGCAAACAGCCGCTATCTCGACACATCGCTAAGCACTGGCGACACAGCTGTGATTGCCAACCCAGTGAATGGCAGCCGTATGGAGGTCAGTATCCGCGTAATCAACCACGCCCTGCAGTGCTTGGCTGGCCAACAAGTCCGTTCGGCAGCGGCAACTGTTTGAGCACCGGAACCATTAGGAGAAGCAACATGCAAAATTTTTTAGAAATCAAAACCGGAGCGTCGATAGAAACCATGTATTCGCTGTGGTCAGTCCTGGTTGAAGGCGCAAAAAAAAATGATGACATGAACAAAACTGCCAGGACTTCATTTGTAGCAGAGGAGCTAATTAAAAATTACTCAATTGAATTTGCGAGCGCCCATTTCATCGCAGCCAGTCTTGATGTGCAGGCAAAGCTATTGTACGGCGATGAGCAGATCAATCCAGACGTTGAGGCCGTTCAAATCGAATGGATAAGCAACGGCATCTTAGTGCGCGGAAAAAGCGCCGACGGAACATTCTGCAACTACTACCGCGACACCAGCCAATTTATTAGCCAATCAGTCAATGGCAGAGCTCTCCAGTTCGTAAACGACAAAGCCCCAAAGGTTGGTGACACCTGCATCCTGTATTTCGGCATGTCCGAATCAGCTAGCGAGTAAGGAGCCGGATGATGGCCGTTGAAGTGCGCATTGTTCTCACCGAGAAGCAACATGCAGCGTTCAAAACGCTTTTAAAACAGCAGTTCAATCGCTCACTTCAGGAGCGCTGGTTTGATGACCGTTATCGGTTCATTCCAGACCAAGAGCGCACAGCGGCAATCATCCGCTCAAACCCAGAAATAGCAGCAGCGCGCAAGGCATTAGCGGCGCTGCAAAACACACCTGATACGAGCTCGCTATGAACAACGATTTATTGCACGACGTACTGCAGCGTATTCAGTCTGATTACGAGTTCAAGCCACGCAGTGGCGACTGGATGCGTAATGGCCGCTGCCCTGCATGCGGAAAAAAAGAGCTCTACACGCACGCCGTAAATCCGTGGATTTTAAAGTGCGGACGCGAATCAAAATGCGGTGATCAGTGGCACGTTAAAGACTTGTATCCAGACCTGTTTGAAGACTGGAGCAAACGCGCACCCGCAACCCAAGAGAATCCAAAGGCCACCGCCAGCGCGTACCTGGAATACAACCGTGGCTTTAATGTCGG